GAGGTAATAAAGAAATACATGATGCTTTTGCAAACCAAACAGGAACTCATTATGCAGTATTACCTATGCTTGGGAAAATAGGTGGAGCACCTTTAAACTATAATGGTTCTACTGATATAACAACAGAAACAACTAAAACTTTTAACAGAGGTGTAATCACAATTGGTAGAGCAAAAGGCTGGACAGAAAAAGACTTTTCATTTGATATAACTGGTGGAGTTAATTTTATGGATAATGTAGCAGCACAATTAGTTGATTATTGGGCAGAAGTTTACCAAAATATTTTAATAAAGATATTAAAAGGTGTTTTCTCAATGACAGGAGCAGCGAATCTAAAATTTGTTGAAGCTCATACATTGAATATTACAGAAAAAGCAGGAGCAGACGGTGCAGTAGGAGCTACAACTTTAAATACTGCTTCTCAAAAAGCTTGTGGAGATAATAAAAATATCTTTAAAATGGCAATTATGCACTCAACAGTTGCCACTAATTTGGAGAATTTACAAATCATAAAATATTTTACTCAAACAGATGCAAACGGAATGCAAAGAGAAGTAGGATTAGCTACTTGGAATGGTAGAGTTGTATTTATAGATGATGCTATGCCAGCTGAAAAATTTACTGGAGAAAAATATGCAAAAGTAACAGCATCACACCCTGAAGCATTAAAAATTACTACAGCTGGAACAGGAGAAAAAGAAGTTGCCGTTGCAACAGTAAATGGAGCTAAATTTGACTCTAAATGGACTGCTAAAGAAGGTGAATATGCAGCATTAGTTCCAACAGGAATGAAATATAATACTTATTTACTAGGAGTAGGAGCATTTGATTATGAAGATTTAGGAACATTACATCCTTATGAAATGGCAAGAAATCCATATAAAAATGGTGGAGAAGATACTTTAATATCAAGAAAAAGATTGTGTTATGCTCCATTTGGAATTTCTTATAAAACATCTACTACAATATCACCTGATGATACAGAATTAGAAAAAGGTTCTAACTGGGAATTAGTAAAAACAGAAGATGGAGAAGTAATAGATCACAAATCTATCCCAATAGTTAGAATAATTTCAAGAGGATAATTATGGAAAATTTCAAAGAAATGGTAATTGAAAAACTAAAATTATTTAAAATAGATGAAGCTACAAGCATAGAATATTTTTTAAATAAAGCCTTATCTAGTATTAATAATTTTACAAATCAAAATTATACATTTGATAGCATTCCAAATGGACTAAAATATATATTAATAGATAAAGCAGTAGGAGAAATACTTAATTTTAAAAAGCTCAATGGAGAACTTAAAAATTATGATTTCTCCTCTGTTTTAAAATCTATTAAAGAAGGGGATACAACTGAAACTTATTCTGATACTGTAAAAACGCCTGAAGAACTTTTTGAGATTATGCTAAATGATTTATTAATTGGTAAAGATAATGAGCTATATAGATATAGGAGATTACAATGGTAAGAAATTTACAAAAGTTATGGAGAGATACTTGCAGTATTTATAATTTTGAAAAAGTAAAGGATCCAAAAACTAAAACAACTGAGTTTAAAGAAATTTTAGTTCAAGAGAATATTCCTTGTAGAATTTCATTTCAAAATATATCTTCTACAAATGAAACTCCTTCAATAGCAATAACAAATCAAGTTATAAAATTATTTCTTTCAAATAGAGTAGAAATAAAAGAAAATTCAAAAATAGTTGTAACTAGAAATGGGATATCTAAAACTTATAAAGCTTCAGGTATCCCTGCTATATATTCAATACATCAAGAAGTTATTTTAGTAACTGATAATAAAGGAGCTTAATATGGGACAAGCTGTAAAAATTAATATGGCTGGATTGGAAGTAATGAAAAAGAATTTAGAAAACATACAAAAAAATCAAGCTGAAATAATGGCAAGTCTTGTAAAATCTTTAGGAGCTTTATTATTAAGAAAAGTAATTTTTAGAACACCAGTTGGAGATTATAGTTATTTAGCTCAAACATCTAAAACAGTTGATGGAAAGAAAGTTCCAAATACTAAAAAAAATGGTGGAAATTTAAGAAGAAACTGGACTATAGGTCAAGTTTTTAAAAATGGTAATTTGTATTCAGTTGAAGTTATAAATCCTACCCATTATGCTTCTTATGTTGAGTATGGACATAGGCAAACACCAGGTAGATTTGTTCCTGTACTTGGAAAGAAGTTAAAAAGAGCTTGGGTTCCTGGTAGATTTATGTTAACTATTTCAGAAAATGAAATAAAAGAAAATATGGATGCTATATTAGAAAAGAAATTAGATAGTATATTGAAGAAGGTGTTTGGTAATGCTAAGTAGAGTAGTAAGTGCTATATCTAATACTCTTGAGAAAACATTTCCAGAAGTAGAAATATATGTAAATAAGATTAAGCAAGGTTTTGAAGAGCCTTGCTTTTTTATTCAGCTATTAAATCCTAATGAAAAACAGGTATTAGGGAATAGATATAAACAAAAAATAGATTTAGATATTCAGTATTTTCCTAAGAATGAGGATGATAATTGGGAATTAATGGAAATGGCACAAAAATTAAATAATACTTTGGAATTAATCAAAACTGAAGAAGGAGATTTATTAAGAGGTTTAGATAGAAATTCACAGTTTATAGATGGGAATCTTCATTACTTTATAACTTTCAAACCATTTGTAAGAAAAGTAGGAGAAGAAGATCCATTTATGGAAGAATTAAAAACAGATGTAAAACCAGATAGGAGGGACTAATGGCAACTAAAACAAAAAAAGATGATGAAATTCTATATTCAAAAGAACAAATTATCACAAGTAAAAAATATTCAAACAGAAAAGATATATTGAATGTTTTATTAAAAGATGATGAAGAATATAGTTTTTCAAGAATAGATGAAATTATAGAAAATTTTATGAATAAGGAGGTTCAATAATGAATGGTGGAGGAACTTTTTTAACTCAAAATAAAGTTTTACCAGGAGCATATATAAACTTCGTTTCTGCTTCAAGAGCGACAGTAAATATATCTGATAGAGGTTTTGCTGCTATTGCTACTGAACTTGACTGGGGAGTAGATGGCGACATTTTTAAAGTTGAGAATAGTGATTTTCAAAAAGATACTATGAAACTTTTTGGATATGATTATACAGATAAAAAAATAAAACCTTTAAGAGATTTATTTATGAAAGCTAAAACTATTTATCTTTATAGATTAAATGGTAATGGTGTTAAAGCAAGTAATGATTATGCTACTGCTAAATACAGTGGAATAAGAGGGAATGACATAACTATTATAGTTAAGACTAATATAGATGAATCTAATAAAAAAGATGTTATTACTATGTTAGGAACTAAGAAAGTAGATGCTCAAACAGTTGCTAATGCTTCTGAATTAATTGATAATGATTATGTTGTATTCAAAAAAGCAGCTCAGCTTACTGATACTGCTGGAACTAAATTGGCAAATGGTGCTAACTTGACTACTGTAACTGGTGCTGAGCATCAAAAGTTTTTAGATTTAGCTGAATCTTATTCTTTTAATACTATTGGATGTACTTCTAAAGATGAAGTTATAAAGAAATTGTATGTTCAATGGACTAAGAGAATGAGAGATGAAGTAGGTGTAAAACTTCAATGTGTTGTATATAGATATCCTGCTGATTATGAGGGAGTAATAAATCTACAAAATAAAGTTAAAGATGAAGGTGCTCCAGAACAATCATTAGTTTATTGGTTAACAGGAGCAGAGGCAAGTTGTGAAGTTAATGCAACATTGACAAATACAAAATATGATGGAGATTTTATAGTTGATACTAAGTTTACTCAATCTGAGTTAATAAATGGAATAAAAGCAGGACAATTATTATTTCATAACAATGTTGGAGAACCATATGTGTTGACTGATATAAATAGTTATACATCAATAACTATATATAAAAATGATGATTTCCAATCAAATCAAACTATAAGAATTTTAGATCAAATAGGAAATGATATCGCTTTAATGTTTAATAGAAAACATTCTGGAAAGAGCAGAAATAATAATCCTGGAAGAGAAGGATTATGGAAAGATATAGTTGCACATCATCAAGAACTTGAAAGAATAGAAGCACTTGAAGATTTTGAACCTAAAAAAGTTAAAGTTGAGAAAGGTTTAACTAAAAAATCAGTAGTTGTTACGGATCCAGTTAATCCTGTAAATTGTATGGAAATTCTTTATATGACAGTTATTGTTCAATAGGAGGTAGATAGAGAAATGGCAGATATGATAACAATGAATGCTAAAGATGCTATATCAGGTAGCTTAGGCGAATGCTATGTTACATTAGAAGGTAAAAGATACAATTTAATGACGGCAATTAAATTTGAAGCAAGTTATGAAAAAACAAAAACTGAAGTACCTATTTTAGGTAAAGTAAGTAAAGGAAATAAATCTGTTGGTGGTAAAGGTAGTGGAACTATGACAGTTCACTATAATACTCCAATTTTTAGAGAATTATTGGAAAAGTATCAAAATACTGGAGAGGATATTTTCTTTGAAATAGAAGTTTCTAATGAAGATCCTACTTCAAAAGCTGGTAGACAAACTATCCTTTACCAAGGTTGCAATACTGATGGTGGAATCTTATCTAAATTTGATGCTGGTGCAGAATATTTAGATGAAGAAATAAAGTTTACTTTTGAGAATTTTATAATTAAGAATCCATTTAATATTTTAGATGGGATGATATAAGGAGTGAGTAAATATGACAAATATGGAAGTATTCTTAAAACAAAATGCAGTACAAAAAGAAAATAAAAAAGTAGCAGTTTCTGAAAGATTTAAAGATGAAGATGGAAAAGTTGTTGAATGGGAAATAAGACCTTTAACAGCACAGGAAGACCAAATTTTAAGGGAAGCTAACACTGAAATTAAAGAATTAAAAGGGAAAAAAGGACAATTATTCCCTCAATTAGATTCTAATAAATATTCTGCTATGCTAATCGCTGCTTGTGTTGTTTATCCAGATTTACAAAATCAAGAATTACAAGACAGTTATGGAGTGAAAAACAAACCTGACCTGTTGACAGCTATGCTATTGCCAGGGGAGTTTCAAGACTTATTTGCAGAAGTTCAAAAAATCAATGGTTTTAAAACACTTGAAGACTTAACCGAAGAAGCAAAAAACTAATAAATGGGGGCGATAGTGAGGCTAATATCCTTTACTATTGCCTCCACAAGTTTCACATATTGCCTAGTAAGTTCTTGGAACTTCCA